AAGGAACAGGCTTATTCTTAAACTGTTGGAGATGTACCGGGGTGAAAGCTTTGGTAATTACCATTTAAGGGTGGTCTGGAATCCAGTACTACCCCGGGATCTGGCCAAGTTAGTTTCCAATGAGCAGACACTAATTCAGAGCGGCATTCATTCTAGGCGTCGAGCTATGGATGAGGTTGGCGTGGAAGACCCGGAGACGGAGTTTGGGAAATGGCTTGAGGAAAGGGAGGCTATCCTCAAGATGAATAGAGAGCTTAATGTCAGACCTAGTAGGGGTGGAGCGAGGGAGAGAGTCGCAGAGCCCCACGCAGAGGTCGGTGAGGAATAACCGTTAGGAGGATGAATGTTGACAGACGAAGTAAACCGGAGAGAAGAGCCGCCAGAGTCACCGTCTGGCGATGAGAATTCTTCTGAGGTGGAAGAGTTGGATGATGAGATGATGTCGCCGGAGAGAGTTAGTGAGGTTGAGGGTTTGGTGGCTCAAAAGGATGAGGAGCTTGCTCTAGCTAACGCTCGTATTACCGAACTTGAAGATGCTCTAGCTGACAAAGATGGTGATATCGCGACTCTTGAGCAGTTGAAGGCCGAGCTAGAGGGTGAGCTATCAACTCTTAACGGTTCTTTGGCTGAGGCCGTAGCCAATTATAAGACTATGGTAATTCAGACCAATCCGGAAGTAATGGAAGAACTAATCAGCGGGGATAACATTGAAGCTATCAATGAATCCCTGGAGAAGGCGAAGAGTCTGATTAACCGGGTGAGGCAGGGTCTGGAAACGGAGATTTCGCTGACCAGGGTCCCAGCCGGAGCTCCAGAAAGGAGGTCACCTGACCTGTCGGCTCTATCGCCATCGGAGAAGATTCAATACGCAATAGGAGGTAGAAGATAATGGCATTAACATTGGCAGAAGCATCTAAACTATCCAACGATATTTTGCTTCAGGGGGTTGTGGAGACTATTGTCAAAGATTCACCGGTCCTTCAGAAGCTACCCTTAATTGAAATCGTTGGTGATGGTTTGACCTACAATCAGGAGAAGACCCTGCCCAGTATCGATTTCTACGATGTTGGCGATACTTGGACAGAGTCTACGCCGACCTTCGAGCCGAAGACAGCGCAGTTGAAGATAATGGGCGGGGACGCTGACGTTGATAACTACTTGAAGACGACCCGCTCCAATGTTCAGGACCTCGAAGCGGCGGTGGTTGAACTCAAGGCCAAGGCGCTCAGGGACAAGTTTGAGGAGACCTTTGTCTACGGAGATGCCACGGCTAATCCCAAACAGTTCGATGGCATAATAAATCTTATTGACACCAGCACTGCCAGTGAACAGGTGATTGCCACTGGAGACACTGGAGCTACCCTGACCCTGTCTATGCTTGACCAGGTCATAGATGCAATAAAAGGGGGTAAACCTGACATACTGCTTATGAGCCGACGCTCGAGGCGTAAGATTAACGCACTAGTAAGAGCCGCTGGCAGTATGATGGAGACAGACAGAGACAGCTGGGGTAACTTTATCCAGTTCTGGGATGGCATCGCCATCGGAGTCAATGACTGGATACTGGACACCCATACAGTAAGCGGTGGTGTCGAGACCGCCACTACTGGTGGTACTTGCTCCACCATCTATGCCTTGCAGATGGGAGAAGGGGCTCTTTGTGGTCTAACCGCGCCCGGTCAACTAACCGTGGAGCCTATTGGCTCCTTGGAGACCAAGGATGCTTCCCGAACCAGGATTAAGTGGTATGTCTCGTTGGCTCTTTTTGCATCTATCAAAGCGGCTGCTCTCATTGGTGTACAAGACTAAACAGGTTTTAGTGGTTGAACTTCAGTAGCTGGGTCGACAGCACAGCGTGATAATTCATTGAGATATTTGAAGAGAAGGGGGCTGGGAAATAAGAGCCCCAGTCCCCTTTCTAAAAAGGAGGTAGATTATGGCACTTACAGTAGTGGAGCACACTGAGTATCCCTTCGCTAAGGGCGATTTGACTTCGGATGGCATTCAATGGTCTACCGAGAAGGATACTACTACGGCAGATGTTGATGTTGAAGTGGAAGGCGTTACCATTAGGCCGCCAGCACTCGGCGAGATGATTGAGGTCGAATTTGGCCTGACAGCTGCTTTTCGGGCGGTATCTTCATCTACGGCTGACCTGAAATACAAATGGCAAGCGAGAAACAAGGGTGGTACATGGGTGGACCTTCATAACGAGGTCACCAAGGCTGACATCGGAACCACCTATGTTGAGGAGACGAGGAGCGGTCGCTTTAAAGTGGTTGCTAATTTCAACTCTTTGCCTTTTGATTTAAGGTTAATAATACAGTGCAATGAGGCCAACGAGGGGCGGGCCAAGGTAAAGAACTCAAGCTGTGTTCGGGTAAAATATGCTGTCTCGTGAGGTGAATAATGAAAACCTTAGTTGATAGAGAGGGCTTGATATTTAGTCCACCGCGGTTGGGCTGTGTTCTCTATTTACCCGGACTCCCCGGTGGTGCCAGCAAGATCTACGATAGAAGCCCTTGTGGAAATCGCGGCACGATAACCGGCGCTACCTGGATTCAGTTACCCAGCGGTGTATGGTGTCTGAGCTTTGATGGGCAGGATGACTTTGTGGACTGCGGGGTAGCCACAGCACTCAATTTCACCTCTGAAGACTTTACAGTTAAATTATGGGTTTGCAGAGATACCTCCGGGGACGCTGGATTAATAACTAGAGGTCAGTACAAAGTTGACGGGTGGATGCTTGCGACACAGAACCAGAATAAGCTTGATTTCAGGACATTTCAAAGCAACGAACAGCAGGTACAAATAGGTTCAACAGTGCTATCAAATGGTACCTGGTATCATGTAGTCGTTAGCCGCTCTGGTTCGTCAGCCACGTTGTACCTCAATGGTAAGGATGATACAGGAACACCCGTGTCATTAACGGATCCCACGGGAAATACTAATAGAACATTGAGACTCGCTTCTCAGACAGGTGGGCCGAGTTCACCCGATTGGCCTTTGGCTGGTGATTTAGCGCTCGTAGCAATCTATAACCGAGTTTGGACTGCCCTAGATGTTCAGAATAACTTTGACCAGGAAAAACATCTATTTGGAGTTTGGTAGATATGAAGTACAGAGTGAGACTAGACCTGAGCTTTGATAGTGAGACTGATGCCCTGTCTCTTATGGATTATGCTAGAGGACTGTCCAGTAAGGCTGTCGGCATCAACGAGGGTAAAGACAACGAGGAGATTTCCTTCTTTGAATTGGAAATATGCCGGCACGATGAGGGCTTACCCTGTGAGAGGCTGGAGCGAGTAGAGATTAGGAACCTGTAGCAATGAGAGAGAGGAGGAGAAGCAGATGAACCTGACTGAGATGAGAACCATCGTCAGGCGTGACCTCCGTGACGAAGATGCCCAGAATTACCGCTGGACGAATGACGAGTTGGACAGGCACATTGCTCATGCGGTTAAAGAATTCTCCGAAACTATCCCCTATGAGCAGAAGGCAACGAAAGCGACCACCTCTGGCTCAAGAGAGATTGATATATCCACTATAAACAACCGCGTAATGGTAGAGGCTGTGGAGTACCCGGTTGGTCGTTTCCCCAAGCGGTACCAGCGCTTTGCCCTATGGGCAGATACCGTCACTCTCCTTGGTGATGAGGTTCCTGATGGTTCCAATGCTTATATATACTACGGTAAGCTCCATACTCTTGATAGTGGGACCTCCACAATCCCCACCAGAAATGAAGACCTGATTACCGCTGGTGCCTGTGGTTATGCCGCTGTTGAGTGGGCGGTATATGCTATAAACCGAGTTAATGTTGGCGGTACCCCGACGCCTAAGGAGTTACTGGACTGGGCTGAGGAGAAGCTAGATTACTTCAGGCAGGAGCTAAAAAGGCTGGGCAGGAGAAATCGGGTTAGAATCCGCTCCCTTTACAAACCTTACTATCCGCCGGTATCTGAGTCAAAGGATTACGGACCGTAATTATTGGGGAATCCAAGAGAGGTAAAGCGGGCTCACAGATAAATCTTGATTTTCGGGGTAAATAAGAGGAGGTACAGTGGGTATGCCGATAAAGGAAGGACTACCAAATACCAAAGAGAGTTTGCCCAAGGAGGCTTTTGCCATCGTTGGTAAACCAGAAGCCCCATCAACCTGGAAATTACCCCATCACAAGAAAAGTATTTTCAGAGCGCTCAAAGGCAAACTTAACATAGAGAAGACCGTTGATTGGGACCTGATGCCAGCAGCTGTGGCGGCACTATCGCCAGGTGGTTACCGAGGACAAAGGGTCGAAGCCAGCCCCGGAGAAATACTTCAGGCAGCCAGGCATCTGTCGTACCATTATTCAAAGGCAAACAGGCCACTGCCTGATACACTGGCAGCTCTGGTATGAGGGAAGACTAACGGGGTAAGGTAAATGAGTAATCTCTATAGAGTTCTGTGGTCCAGGGTAGGCGGTCGGCCCTGGACTTATATCTTGAGAGATACATGGCATAAGCTCGAGGGACTGTGGATAATCGTCCTGGTAGCTGTGGGAGTTCTGCTGGGGCACTGGCTCTGGCATTTAATATTCTGGTTTTTGCTGGTGTTTACTCTAGGCTACATTGCAGGTCATCTTTTCTGGGGAAAGGAGTACATTCCGGGACAACATGACGAAAGACAGAGGGAGACGAAATGAGAAGTTTGTCATCGACACTTTTAGCTGCCCAAAAAGAGACTAGCCGGGTCCCTTACGTTAAAGTGGAGGCCAAGAATAAGATTGGCGGTTTGGTCAGGCTTGACTGGGACAAATTATATAGCGGCAGTGAGGATGATTACCACCATGCTCTGACTATCCCTGGTGATGGCTCCCTTATCCGGGTCAGAATAACCCTGCCCAGCGATTCCAGAAAGCTTTATCGACAGAGAGTAGCTAATCCCGGCCCTTCATCAAATTTCAGTAGCTGGACTTACACCAACCAGTATAATTGTGTTGTTGTGTCGGCGGTTTCTCTCGGTGCCGAGGTATCTATATTCTGGATAAACTCGGATAGGGAAGTCCGGCATATAAAGAGTACCGATTATGGCGTTAATTGGGGCAGTCCAGAGATTATCGATTATTCTCCCACAACCTCTATCAAAGGGCTGGCTGCTGCCTATAAACCCAACGGTGATTTGGCTATATTCTTCGCTGACCAGGCAACGCTCTATGTCAAGAAGCGTATTAGTGGTAACTGGCAGACCAAGGCTGGCTGGGATAAGACTACCGGCAACCTTTCGGGAGTAGCCACTGTCTACGATTCGGACTGGAATCTCTTTGTTAGCGGGCAGGATTCGAACAATAATTACAAGCTGTGGTCGCTTGTCTATGGAGATGGTGGCGATGTATCACCTGGAGAATGGTCAGACCTCAAAGAATTCGCCTCGGCTCCATCAGGCAGCGACTTTGAATACCGCAGTGTTTTTATGGATAAACCAGACGTTTACCGGGGCTTCCATGTTGAGAAGTTTACTGGCACTGAGGCTTATTATCGTCCCTTCTGGTCTCACTCCGTGCCTGAGACTGATTTCGTAGAAAGCCTGTGGCGTGAGCCGGTGCCGTTCAATCTGTCGAGCGAGTACGGTATGGCTATCGCACATCACGGTAATTACTGCTGGTTGTCTACTCCCTGTGGTGTGTGGCAGGCTAAGCTGACTCAGGAGAGCATAGATATAACCGCCGACGTTCTCTCACTCAGGCAGGAGGCTCGCTCCAGTGAAGGAAGACTAACCGTCGAGTTCAAGAATGACGATGGACAGTATTCTTCACCGGGAGAAGGGGAACTATCAGTCCTTGATATAGGTTGTCAGCTGGAGTTCTGCCCCGGCTGTGTTACCTCTCAGGGGAATGAGGTTGGTCCGGCTCTTGCCTACTGGCTTGATAGCTATGAGCATACCAGCTCCGGGGGCAGGGCTAGCCTCATTCTATATGCATCTGATGGGTGGCGTTTGATTAAAAGCTGGAGGGCCAGGCATCAGTTCAGGTGGAACAAGGATTCTGATGAGATGACTGTTAAACAGATCCTCGAGTTTGTCTTGGCTAGAGTTGGCTTGAAGCTCGAAGTGAAATCCCAATCGTCGGTTATAACCAGCTATTACCCGGACTTCACAATACATCCCGGTAACAGTAGCGACATTATTATCCGAAGATTGCTGTCCTTCGTCCCTGACGTACTATTCCT